TGGTTCTATTTTCATTTTCCATGATTGTCTTTTAAAAGGTATTATTTGAACTAAAGGAGTTCCTCTTTCAATAGTAGTTTTAAGACTTTTATATTTGTCTCCATTTATAACAATAGGAAAGTTAATTTCTATTTTAAATGTGTCTGTATCTACAATAGCAGGAATAATTGAAAAACGATCGTCAGTATTATTAAGTGGTGGTACAAATAAACAAGAATACCCTGGAGGTGTTTTAATAACCCAAGGGTTCATAATTTTATGAAACGGTTGATTCATATTTTTTTCTACTAATGGACTACCCTCTAATTGTTCTATGTTGTGCATTTGTTTTTCACCATGATAGTTTAAGTTAAATTCTTTTCCTAAAACTTCTCTATTAATAGGTGTTGTAAAACCACAAATTTTTTTACCATCTAATATTGTGTTGTGCTCTATTGAATAATCAGTAGGACATTTTAAAATATAACCAGCTGTTAAACTTTCTAAAAATGGCACACAACCTTTTACAGTTAATACTGATATGTCATGCCCTAATTTTTTAAACCACTGAGGAATATTTAGTTTAGAAGGTATAGGAAGAATATCTTTATTATTTTCAATATATGCTTTAGGTGCCTTAAAAGTTATAGGTATTTCAAACATACATACCTATTTATATTAATTAGGGTATTTGTAAAGGGTGAACGTAAGTTATAGAATTTTCTTCACAATATTGTTCCCAACTTTTATCTAATGGATAAGTTATTGACGAATAATCAAAAGATTCTAAAGTATTTGAATAAGACTGAATAGAGTTGTGTAATGATTTAGTGTCATTACCAGTTGAAGGCTCTAAAAAATCATTTATTAAAGGTTTTATTGTTGCGTGATATCTTTTTAACGCATCTGCATCTGCAAAACTTTGATTAATATCAAAGTCCACAACACTTATTGTGTTATTAACAAAATTTAAAACCGCTGTATTTTTTTTAATTTTATTAAATTCATCATCACTTATTGTATGTGCAACTGCAGGAGGAAAAAAAATATTAATCTCGTTTTTTTCAGTTTCATTAGATGCTATTTTATGCACACCATTATTTAAAGTTATTGCAAAAGCCATTATTGTCCTCCATCATCTAAGTATGTTAAGTGTCCACCTTGACCTGCACTTCCATTAAAAGGGTTACCTTGAGGATGGAATGCAGCAGCTCCACCGCCTCCAACATCCGCTATTAAATAACCGTTAGGAATTGTAAATTCTGCGTTTGATGCTGTTGCATTACCTGCATTAGGACGGTTACTGTGACTCCCTCCTGATCCTGGCCCTGGAGGTCCTCCTTCAGCAGTAAATAAATTTGTTACACTTGTAGTTCCTCCAGTCGCACCATCTCCTCCAGAGGAAGGTGGAGCAGATCCTCCAGAACCACCGCCTCCAACAGAAAATGCAAATGTTGTGCTTGCTGCTACGTTACCTGTGTAAAAGCCAGCAGCCCCACGGCCACCAGCTCCCCCTCCACTTCCAGGTTTATGTGAAGCACCGCCTCCGCCTCCGCCTCCGCCATAAGCGTACGCATAATATTTAGAAGCGTTAGCTGGTGATGTGTAGTTTCCTGAAGCTGGACCATTTTTAACAATTCTTGGAACATAACTTCCGTCTCCTCCTGCTCCTGATGAAGCAGCAGTTAATCTTCCTTGGGCATCCACTGTAATATTTGCTGTAGTGTATGATCCTGCAGTTACAGATGTGTTTGCTAATTGATCAGCACCAACAGCATCGTCAGCAATTTTCGCCTGAGTTACGGCATCATCATTAATTGTTGCAGTTATAACTGCGTTGTCAGAAAGTTGTGCAGCTCGAATTGCATCATCTGCAATTTTTGCATTCGTAATTGCATCGTCTGCTACTTGAGCTGTACCTATAGTTCCTCCTAAAGTATCAAGAGAAACTTCATTTAAATTTGTTCCATCTGAATATGCTGCATAAATTTTTGCAGCGTCAGGAGTAAATCCTGTTCCTGATGCAGTTTTAATTGTAAGATTTGATGGATTTGTTAATCCTGAACAATCAAAGATATAAAATTTTTCTATTGAATCTGGTATCGTACAAACTGTACTTGCTGCAATTGTTGCAGTTGCAAATTTAATTACTAAATTTCTGGCATTTGAAATAGCTCCATCAGACATTACAAGTGCTAATGTTCCACCACTTGATAAAGTAACTTGTTCAAATCCAGCGATTGCTTGTTGCACTAAGTTTAAATTTGTGTTTGTTTTATCACCCCATGTACCAGCGTTTTCACCAGTAGTCATTAATTCTAGTTTAAGATCACTTGAGTAATTTGATGCCATAAAAAATTCTCCTTAATATTTTGTATTTTACATGAATCAAGCAGCCAAATCAACTATAGTCCAAGTATTAGATACACCTAAATCTATTTCAGCCCATGCTGTTATATTAGGACTTCCAACACTAGCTGTCAATTGTATGCCTGAAACATCTATACCCGCAGTTCCTGTAACTGTTACTGATCCTATTGAAGATGTAGCTTGTAATCCTGATTGACCAATAATTTGTCCTGGTATTTCAGCATGTTGACCAAGAGACATAGTGGCTACATTTCCACTTACTGATTCAACTGTGGTCTGAACCAAAGTAAATGTGCCCATGGTGAATGTTGCAGATATTCCTGTTACATCAACAGGGGTTTTTAACCCTGCAACTGTGCTACCAATAGAACTAGTTAATGATCCAGCACTTGTAACAGTCACATTAGCATCTGCATCAAAAGAAAGACTTCCAATTGTGAAATCTAATTGATCCTCAGCCGCAAAAACAGTTATGTCTTGATCAATTTGTAAAGAAAAACTTCCTTGTGTTGATGTTAACTGTCCAGCACTTGTTACCGAAACTGTTACATCAGATTTACCAACCGCTGATCCAATTGAAGATGTAATTGATTGTCCTGAAGCGATAACTGAGTACGCAGCACCCCAAGCTAGATTGCCCCATGCTCTTCTACCCCAACCAATACCTGTTAATTGAGATTCATCAACTGTTGCTGTTCCAATACTTGAAGTTAAAGATATTCCTGTGTTTGGAACTCCTATGCCCACAACTGCGCTTCCTATACCAGCAGACATTGTTACAGGTCCAGCTGTAACCAAAGCTGATGTACCTCCAACTGAGGCTCCAATACTTGATGATAATGAAATTCCTGAAACACTTACATCAGCATTTGCTGTAACTGATTCAGAACCTATTGATGATGTTAATGATATGCCACTAACGGAAACTATTTCGTCAGAAAGGTCTCCCCATTCTGATGCTCCCCATGTCTTTCGTCCCCATCCAGTGGCCATATCATTTTATTCCTTATGCTAATCTTAAGATCGCAGCAGATGTTGTAAATGCAGGAAACTGAACAGTAAATGTTCCAGATGTTGCAGTCTTGTCTCCACCAAAATCTAATACAGCTACTGCATCAGTAGTATTTGAACCACCATCAGTTGTTGTATTGTAAATTAGGGCACCTCTTGCAGTAAGAGTTACACCTACAAATGATAAATCAGCAAAATCAGTAATCGCTACTGATGATGAAACTTTTACACCTTGATTAACTAAAGCTTTTCCGCCAGCAGAATATCCTGATGGAGATGATACTTCGTTACTAGTCGTGTAATTTTCAGTTGATTTACCTAAAGTTGCAGAACTTGTGTACATCGCTAACTTATACGTGTCAGATGATGTGTCAAAGTCATGCTTACCTTGTAGTAATTCTTTTTTAAAAGAATCACAAATTGCATTTGTTGTTATTGCCATTATTGGCCTCCTTTTTAAATTATTGGTTTGGAGAAGGCGATGGAACAACCACTCTTGGAACACCATCATCATACTCCGCACGTCTTCTTCTACCCATTTGTTGAAGGGCAAAATTCTGTACTTCTTCAGTATACTTGGTTTGATAGAGGTTGTATAGATTCTCTG